TTACAAACAATATTATTATCATTATGAATAATTTTAAATTCACCATCATCACCAAGGCAATCAAGACCAGTTAATAACTTCTTAATATTAATAATATTAAGTTTTGTAGTTGGTATTGTGATTGGTAACTTTGTTTTAGCGTAAAGAATTACACTATTATCACTAGAAGAACAAAGTGTAAAAATAGACTCATTATCATTTCTTAAAACACAAGATTCTGTAAGCCTGTTTACAGGCTTTAACAATTTTTCCAAAGAAGTCTTTGGAATTGGGATTAGACATTCATTCATTTGCTTTTGGTTTGCTATTTTCTTGTAAGAACTTTAGCATACCAGCAAGTGTCTTGTCAATGCTTTTTAATGAATTCCTAATACTATCAACATCACTACGAGTTAAAACAATTGATTCATTTTTTGCAACAACTGTTTTTGTTTCCTTTAACTCTTGATGTAATTTTAATGGGGCATTATTAATTGTTGCTACTGGAATAGTTTCAACTTGTGGTACTGGTTGAGGTGGTACATATTGCGGTTCTACATCAGGAACTTGTGATTGAACATATGCTTCTGGAAGAGCCGCAAAACCTTCATTTGATTGTGTTAAATAATTAGCAGGTGGAATATTTGCACTAGGGTTTCTAACTTTGGCTATAAAATTATTAATATTAATTTGATTAGCTGGAGTTGACCTTCTTTCGATTGTAAATTGATCAACTTTTTTAAGTTCACCACCAATCATTGCCGCAAGTTTAGCGACCTCTAGTGCATCATCCTGTCTCATCTTACAGATCGTTTAAAATCTCCTGCATTCTCTTTTCTTGTTCGGATAATGAAGCGGAAGAAGTTGTAACGACCTCATCGGAGGTTGTGTCTACATCATCAACCTTAAATTCATCCTCATCCTCAGTAACTGGTGTAGGTGTTGATGCATCTTTACCCAAGAAGTGAATGTCAAGAAGAGTCTTAATCTCATCATAAGTCTTCTTCTTGAAGATAGTATCAAGAGGCTTCCAGTTAGAATAAATCTCATCAATCTTATCATCGGTATCCAAAGTATCAATCTTGGTTGGTGATGTGAATCTAGAACTGACATAGGTTGGATAACCACCTTCATTAACCTCTACCTTAACACGAAGGTTACAACCATTTGGTGAAAGGTCAAAGATTCTGTGACCAAACTCTTCCTTATCATCACCAAAACGAGCAGCTTCAATGATCTTCTCAAGCTGAGAACCAGCATTAAGGAACTTAACCTGACCTTGGTTAGAAGGATTGGTTGGATCTGTGATTACATAAGCATTATAAAGCCACTTCTCTGACTTCTTGAGAGGCTTGATCTGATCAATAAGCGTCTGATCCTTAGTAGCCCAAATCTTGGAACGATACTCACAGATAGGACACTTCTCCTTATAGGTATTAGGGCAAAGGGTAGAGATAGTCTTGCCTGTTACGTTGCTTTTGAAGATATGCTGTGCATATTCAAACCAACTATTATTGATATTCTCTACGTTTGGGATAAGACGAACTACATATGTCTTGTCCTTCTCCATCTTAAGAAAATCCTTAAAACTGGATTCAATGTTGTTCTTGTTGTTGTTTGCTTCCTTGAGGACATCAAAGAGGCTTGCGTTGTATTTAGTACTCATAATGGAAATATATTAACAGGTTTTACGATTGGGTCAACTCTTTTTTTACAAATTCTTTAATTTTTGTAACTATCTCTTTCGTATATTGTTTTGTCTTGGGTGATTTATGATACCTGTTATTAAATGCTACAAGGTTTGTTTGAAGATTTTCGGCAAAAAGATATAATTCGTCTTTTGGAACTTTTTCTAAAATTCCAAATACATCACCTAATTCAAATAAACAATATGGGTTTATTTTATGTTCTCTATAATGATTAAGCCATGCATATGTGTATCCAGCCTTATATGTCAGATATTTTTCCAATTCAATTTTAGAACCCACACAAAACATAGCAATAAACCTATAACTGTTTTTTATTTCATCAAATTGTAATTCTGGATTACGATCTTCTTTTTGCTTTTGATATAAAGCGTAATTTTTAAGGGCTGCTCTTGATGTGAAAAAATTTAAAGATGGATATTTTTCATCTGGATGCAAAAAATGTGGAGCCTCAAAATACTCTTCAACATTAATGTGATTATAAGTTGTTAAAAAATTAGAAATCTTGTGTACAGATGCTAATACATTGGGATGTACATTAGAAAAATCTTTCCTTAATTTATAGGGTTCTCCTTTTCTGAAATTTTTAAGATAACAATTGTATATTTTTTTCTGAAAGTCAGTAAGATTACTCATTTTTTGTTCATTTTTGAACGAAATATCTTCTTATATACATTTGGAGTTGAACTTAAATAAGCTCTAATGATACTTTGAAGATTATATTCACCCAATAGCGCAAAGTATATCTTCTGAGTCCTCTTATCGTCAACTAAAAACTTTAAAAAATTCAAGTAATTCATTTTTTTACCTTTGCAAATACACACAAAAGCACCAAATTTCATGGTAATATCTTCAAACTCTTCTATATTTAAAGCATTTGCAGGATTTGTAAGATCTTCTAATTGTTGAGATGATGTTATGATCATAGTGGTTTTAATTTTTTCGTTAATTCCATAAACAATGGGGTAACTTTTCCACCAGCAGCATACATGTGACCACTTCCATCACAATATTTTTCTGCAAATGCCGACAAATCGATTGCGTTATCGGCTTTCTTTTGTCTCATGCTAACCTTTTCTGTTTTTGTATTAATGTAAAATAGTATATCTGGTTTATATTTAGCCACTAACATATCAATTACAATATTATTAGTATTATCTGTGATAGCAGCAACAACATATTTTGGGTTTCCACCCATTATTATATTTCCACTAAAACATTGAGTTTGATTTAGACGAATTTCAGCATCTTGTTTAGCTTTTTTAATAATTCGTTTTTGATCATCGGTAAATGGTTTGAATCCATCTTTGTAATAATTGCAAAAATAACAAAAAGCATTTCTAAATTGTGTCCAAAATAAAATGTTTAAATCATAAGAGTCTTGAAATTTGTTATCACCACAATCATGATCATCTGCAAGTAAAATTAATCTTTTTTGTGCTTCTGTAAATTCAGGTGCTTCTTCTTTTAAAATTTTTCTAACTAATAATGTATTGGAAGATATTTCTTTATGTATAATTCTAGCTTGTTTAAAATCTTTTATATAGACTTCTGATCTTTTATGGTGATCTATATATGTAATAAAACTATAATCAAGATCTGGAATAAATTCAGGTCTTAATGCTAAATCCATAATTAATATATTTGGAGGATTACATGTTTTATTCACATAATCTTTAATTAAATCAATTTGTATGTTTGTAATCTCTCTATATGATACCGTTTCATTTGGAAACGACCATAAGAATGTTAATAAACTAACAGCACCATCTAAATCTTTATGGGTAAAAATTTGCCAACTCTCATTTGGAGCGTCTTTAACTAATAACATGACTTTTATTTACTTTAATTGCTTAATTTATCAATTAAACTAAGAGTGTCAGATATATTAGAATTAACACCATCATCAAGATTTGTAGTTAACTCAGGTACATTACCTTTTATGGTATATTGATGAGCAGAATCATTAGGTTCAGTTAAAGCTAATGTTGGATAATCAATATTAAGATGGGTATAAACCTCTCTTGGTCCGAAACGGTTCTTTTCAATACCCATATGGATGATACCAAGATCGGAATCTCCTTCTTGTGTCCAAATAGACATCATGACATCACATGTATGAGCCAATCCCATTGATTCACTAGTCTTACCCATGTCTGGTTGCACCATATCAACCGCCGCACGATTAGCTTGTGTTGCTGATATAATAGGACAATTAAATTCATAGCTCATTGCACGAATGCCTTCTGTAATCTTCTTAACTGCTTCATAAGAACTTAATCCATTTGTAGGTGGAGATATCAAATTAATGTAATCAATAATAATTGCATCTGGCTTAATTCCCTTTTGAACCAATTTATTAATATAACTCTTTAGTTGAAGAACTGTAATCGACTGAGGAGGAAACTCTTTGATAACTAATTTAGATTTTTTATTCTTAACTTTATACTCATTCAAATGATTCTTTAAAGGATTAACCTGAAGTTTTAAATCATCAAATGGAATTCTTGAAAGTTGCGCAGAAACACGTTTTGCATAAACCTGTTCAGGCATCTCAAGAGATATTAATAAAACTGTTTTATCTTGATTAAGAATATTGGTTGCTATGTTTCCTAAGAATATAGATTTACCAACATTAGTTATACCAAAGAAAACATACAAAGCTCTACCTTCTGTTTGAAAGCCTCCACCAATATGTTCATCAAGCCATTTCCAACCACTTGAAATGGTATTAAAAACTTCACTGAGATCAGCACAATGTTTATCAATCTCTTCAAGGTAATCCATACCAATATTTGTAGTAAGAGAAATACCACAAGCATTTTCAAATTTCTTTAAAATCTTAGTATCATCAATATTACCAGAACTAATATCTAAAGATGTTTCAAGGTGTGTATTCAGTACAGCTTTGTACCTTAAAAATCTTTCGGTATTCTTTAATAAGAGATCTTTATTGTAATTCTTATCAATAGAATTAAAAGATAATACTGTTGACTTAAAAGCATCTTTTAATTCATCGGTTGTAAGATGAAGTTTGATTTCTGTTAAATTTGGAACAGTTGAGTTTTCAATATAAAAACTTTTAAGAATACCAAAAACACTTTTTATATTTTTATCTTTAAAATAAGCAGGATCAACAAAATCTAATATAGTTTCAAGGTAGCTTTGATCAAACAAAGCATTGTACATTATTATCTTTTCTAAATAATCTAAATCTAACGGTAACGTCTTTTCAAGCATATAAACATTATAGACTGCATTTGGTAAGAATGCAATCTATTAATGATCAATTTCCCCAACTTGTTCCACCAAACAAATTACCAATTCCAGTTGTGATTTTATTTTGTACTGATGCTGGTTTTTTTGTTTCTTCTAGTGTAGTAGATGTTGGCAAATTGGCAACTTCTGTTGGTAAACTAGCAACCGCTGTTGGTAAACTGGCAACATTTGTTTCCACTAAATTATATTTTGATTTAAAATATGCCAAAAGTTCCTCTTCGGTTCCACTTATTATTGTTTTTTCTGTTATCATATTATTGTATTTCGTTTTTGAACGTAAGTTCGGCTTTTAATTTTTCTTCAAGCGCAGGGAGGATTTTTTCCCATACAGCTTCATCTGTTTTCCAATCCTTGAAAAATCCAAGAACTTCACCATTGAAAGCATGTCTATGACCTTGCTTTTCAAGGATTCCGTATCCTTCGCACATTTCAAGTAATCCTGAGTATTTATTAAGACCTGTTCTAAAATTCAAGTACATTTCTGTCTCAAGAAATGGAGGTACAAAACGATTCTTGGTAGTAAATGCTCTTAAAGTAAGACCATTAATATCCTTTGATAGTGGTGTAACAGTATCATTAGAATCTTTATTCTTACTATCACTTGATCTTTCAGCCTTCTTTGCCATCTGAACGATTACAGATGCCATATAAAGCGGTCCAGAGCCACCTGCTTGCTTCTTTAGAGCAGAAGGATGAAGTTGTGAAGGATCATCATAGATATGATTAGTAAAAATCACAGGACAATTAGCTTTTGATGCCGCTTGAGTGATTGCTCTTAACATACTCTTCAATGCTTTAGCACGATTTCCCATGTCAGGAGTATCAGAACCCTCATCAATTTTCTTTTGTTCCTGTGTTGTAATTAAATTACCAAGGGAATCAATTACAATAAGAACCTTTCCTTGTAACCCCTTTTCAATAACAGTCTGTAAAAATTTTACAACTTGATTTCTGCATTGCTCTGTAAGTTGGGATGGTACATGTTTGATTTTTGATGTATCACAACCAAGTCTTTTCGCAGTATCTTCGTCCAATGCGCCCTCAGTA